GATTGCCCAGTCGCCCGCTATGATCGGATAGACAGACATTCCATCACCATCCCAAATGGGGGCCAGCCGCAAGGCCAGCCCCCGCGCAGATCAGCTACTTTTCGTCGGCAGCCCAGGCGTAGCTCCAGCTGGTGTCGGCGTTCTTCTTCAGAATCTGTCCGTTGTTGCCTCCAGCGGGGATGCCGTGCACGTTGCCCTGGTTGATCAGGCAGATGCAGGTCGTTCCCGTATCGGCCTTCGCGGCGAGGCATGCGCCGAGCACAGCGTTGCCAGCCTCGGTCTTGGTAGCCTTCTTTGCCGTGGCGTCCCAGTAGAGGAGATCGCCGGCGCTGAAGGCAGTGTCGTTCACGGCGGGGAGTACCCACGAGCCAGTGACTTCCAGCACGCCGGACTCGCCGTTGGCAATGTCGGCCACAGCGACACCGACCAGGCAGCCCACCACCACGACATCACCGGCGGCGACGTTACTGCCGGTCCCGTTGATCCAGTCGATAACCGCTCCGTTCTTATGCGGGGTTGCCATTCTCGCCATTATATTATTACCTCCCTAGGGTATTTATTATTCGGTGCAGTTATGCCCTACTACTTGCCGGCATTCTTGTACAGGCCGCGGTGGTCGATGGCCTTAGCCGCGACATCGAGGCGGACCTTGAACTCGATTCCGTCGACGTCCCAGTTTTCACGGCTTTCAACGACCGGGGCACGGGCACCGTCGAGGAAGCAGACTTCGATGGTGTCGATCACGGACGGAGATGCGGCCAGGTACCACGCCTTGGCGTCGCTGAGCTCGGCGTCGCAGATGACGTTGAGCCGTCCGCGGAGGACGTTGGGAACGTTGTTGGTCTCATCGGGGTCCACCGTGGAGGCCATCAGCTGCCGGGTCGTCCACTCAAGTTCGGGCGGAACAAGAATAAACTCGGGGACGATGTTGAGCACCTGATTCCCGCTGATGTCGGTCTGGCGGCGGAACGCTGCCATTGCAGCCTCAAGGGCCGAGACGGAAGGCTCCCCATCGGAGGAAGCCAGGTTGCCGTGGCTGGAGTGGAACAGCGCCAAGCCGTCAGCCATCGCGGCGTTAGCCTCAAGGATCGCGTAGGGCAGCCCGTTCACTAGACGGCGGGCAGCGTTGCCGAACGCGGTGGAGATGCGGCTGAAGGCAGATAGGTCGTCGTTGATGATGGCCTCACGGGTAAGGGAGAACTTACGCCCATAGGTCGCGAGGGCGTACTGTTCCCTGTCCTCGGCGAAGGTCGCGAAGGCGTATTCGCCGCCCTCCTTCTTCAGAACGAGGTCCGGGGCCTCGGAGAACCGCATCCGGGAAATGGGCTTGAAGTCATTCGTGTCAACGGTCCGGGTCCAGAGCTCGTAGGTGCTCGGCGCTGCGTCGTAGGCAGCCAGCAGGCTCTTCTTCCCGATGTTGGAGAGGATATAAGGGAAGTCTCCGGTGCCGCCGCCGAACAGCGCGCGGGTGGCCAGCTCCAGACGGGTCATGCCGGAGGTGTTCACGCCCCTGCGCTCCAGCAGCGTCCGGGCCATCTCCAGCAGGCTCATATGTTCGAAGGGGTTCCCGTCAGCAGGCTTCCGCTCGAAGCCGAGCCTCCTGCCGATGGCCTCGACCCCCGCCGTGCGGAGCCTGTCGGTCTCGTCGACAGTCACACTGACGGACGCCATTTCAACGGGCTTGCGTGCAGCGCGAACCTTATCCAGAATGGCGGCCCGGACGGCATCCACTGACGCCCCGGAGGCGATGTGCTCGGCCGGGTCAACGTCGAAGTCCCGGCACAGGGACACGATCTCCGCCACCCGCGCGCGCTCCTCTGCGGCCGCCTTTGCGCGGACCTCCTCCTCATTCACGATATCGCGGACCTCGTTCATCTGTTCGCTCATCGATTCGTTGCCTCCCTCGAATTCAGATTCGTTTTCGTCTACTTCAATTTCGTGGTCCATGTCCTCCATGCTCCTCCCGATCCCCACGGTGGGGTCCGCGGGGGTCGGCTCAATGGATACCTCGAACGGGACCCACCTCGTCACCAGGTCAGCGGGCCCTGTGATGCCCCGGAACGTCTCACCCTCGCCGATCTCCGTGACCTCGCGAATCTCGTAGCCTACAGACACCCCCCTGAGCGTGCCGCTCCGGATTTTTCCGAGGACCTTCTGCGCGTCCTCGTCCTGATCGAATGCGACACGGGCCCGGCCCTTCCGGCTCTCCCGGTCGATCCACGCCGAGACCACGCGCCCAACCGGCATGACCCCAAAATTCGGGTCCCTGCCGTGGGCGAACAGGATCACGCCGCCGTCGTTCAGACGCCTCAGGTCCACGTCCGATTCCTCGTGTCCAAGAATTTCCAGCCCCCACCACCGGCGGACCGGCTCCTCGGACGAGAAGCTCAGCTCAATCTCGTAGTCCCCGACATCGCGGAACTCGCTAACCACGGTCCTGGAGAGGGGCTTCCCCTCATTCCTCTGTGGGTCCCATGTCCTCGTCACTGCCATTCGGCGGATCACCTCCCTGCTGAGCCGCCGGGTCAACGACGGTCAGCCCGATAGATTTCGCATATTCCACTTCCTTGCGCCTCTGGTCGAGGACCTCCTGCCAGTCGAGGCCAAGCTGTCCACAGATCTGCGACAGCGTGATATATCCTCTGTCAAGGCCTAGGTTGTTGGCCTGGGCCTCCTTCAGCGGGTCGATCCAGCCCCAGCCCGGAGCAATCCAGCGGGCAGGCAGGTAGTCCTGCGGTCTAGAGCTGAACGACCTGGCCTTGAGCTTCCCGGACATGACCGCCCACTTCAGGAACTCCTCCCATACCGGCTGGCAGAAGTGATCGATGATGAACTGCTGTATCACCGAGAACGCCCGCCTGTCCTCCAGGTGCCCCTGCCGTGCGGAGGAGAAAGTCACCTTTGACAGGTCGCGTGCGAGGAGCTCGTAGCTTAACCCCATAGCCCCCGCCACCAGCCTCTGCTGCGTCTCAATGAACTCCTTCGCCGTGGTGTCCGGGCGGCCCGGTGTCGCTGTTTTCACGTCCTCGCCTGGACGCAGGTAGACGCTCATGCCCGGCTTCAGCCCCTCGATGGGTTGGCCGTCGTCGTCCAGATCCAGCCTCCCCAGCGCCGCCGACGGGGCCGACGTGGTAATGAACAGCGCGAAACACGCCGCGATGCGCGCCGCGATCAGCTCGGCGTCGATAAACTCGGTCGTGTCCCTGATCCTCTGCAGCGCAGGGGCAAAGGGCGAAATGCCCCGAATCTGCGTCGGAAGAATCTTGGTGAACCCGTGAAGCATGTCCTGCGCCGGGATCACGGTGGTCTGGTTCGCCGGCGCCTGGCTTCCGTACCCCTGAAGGACGTGATAGGCAATAGGGCGGGAGAAGTTATCGATCTCGATGCCGGAATACACGTTCTGCGCGGAACGCAGGCTAAAGGGGCTCTGCACCATCAGGGGGTCGATCAGCTGAATCTGGTAGGGGACCAGCATCTCACCAGACGGCTTCCCCTGCGGCACAACGTGATGCACGAAAAACTCCCCGTCGAAGAGCCAGCGCCTCAGGACAAGACGCTGGAGATCAAAGAACGTCGAACATCCCGTGACGTCACAATTCTTCTGCTTCACCCACTCGTTCCACAGCGCCTCGGCGTCGCGGGCAAAGGCCTTGCCCGCCGCCTTCGACTGGGGACGTATCCCAGTGCCGATGACGTTGACGATCACGGCGTTTGCCACGGAGGCGGCAATGTCGTTCTCGTATTCGAGCCGCCGGCTCCGTGCCAGGAGAGGCAGCCGGTCGGCCCCGAACATCTCCTCCGGTGTTAGCGTCGTTGACGTGCTCCAGTCGTTCGACAGGCGATCCTTACGCGCAGCCTTGTGGGTCCTGTCTGCCGTGATAGCCTCCAGCTGGGCCTTGGCAGCCAGGCGCTTAAGTGCCCACGCCGGTGAGACGGCCCCGATAACCCGGTCAATGAAAGATGCCTTAATCTCCGACACCTCCCTTCTCTTGGACTTTGTGAAATTTCACGCACACTACCTTCCAAACCCCCCTATATACGCGTGGGAGTAAAATGCCTGCCTCTAGGTCCGCCCGCGCGCACACACGAATTATTAAAGGTTAAGTGAGTAATTAAAAT